AGGAGGAGTAATACCAGGTGGAACCGTTAGTACACCTTTCGGAGGTGGAGGTGCAGTATATTCAGGACATGTAAGACAAGGATATAAGTGATTTTTATACTTTAGAAACTATAAAAATTTAAATTAAAAATATTGATAGAAAGGTCTTCGTAGTCTTATTTTTTATACTTATAAAAAATAAATGAAATAAAAAATAGACAATTAATATATTATAAAAAAAATAATGACAATAAAAATTTTATCAAACCCACATCATTTTGTACAAGAGGCTACTCAAGCAGGAATTTACGTTGAAGAACTTATTGAAGCATCGGAGTGTATAGGAAAACAACAACTATCAATCCTTTTTATAGGCAAATCTATGCGCGGAAAAGCAGGCTCTATATCATCTATTATGATAGATAACTGGTTAGCCACTTTTCAATACTCTAAAGATAAACCAGACGAACCAGACTCGCACCAATTTCAATTTAGAAGTATTTTACCATCACCAGAATACTTTAAATACTTAGAAATTATTAGAAAACCTATAGATGAAACAGAAGTTATTTCTTGGGATAATCTACCTCAAAAAGAACTTGGAGATAAAGCCATATCAATCGGCATCACAAAAGGTATTAGAAACTCTAAATCACTAAAAACATTATTATCCAGAATGAAACAAGCTTATGAACGAAGAAAAAATAATATATGGAATAAAATTAGAACAGTTGAACCTGTACCTGAAATTAACTACAACTTCATGAATATTTTCCAAATCCGTGAAGAATGTGCTAAACGTAATATCCCTATCAGACACAATAATAAGGCTCAACTCATAAAATTAATAGAAGAATACAATCTTGAACCACCGCTTCCGATAGAAGAATCGGAATATATGAAAATGACAAAAAATACTCTCCAAGATATTTGCAAGGACAGAGGATTTATCCTCTACAACAAACTCAATAAAGACGGTCTTGTTGAACTCATCAAAAAAGATGACCAGAAAAAACAAATACAAGTCAATGTGGAAACTGGGACAGAGGTTAATGAAGAATGTAAAGAATTAGTGGTAGTTACAACTAAAGAGTATACGCTAAAATTAAAAGATAATACAACTTTTGTTATTCCTGTTAGAGAAGATGGAATGATAGATGCTACAGCATTATGTAAAGCTGGAGGAGGTAAAAAATTGTTTGCCAATTATAAAACAAATAACCGAACCAAAGATTATTTAAAAGCGTTAGAGATCGATATAGGAATTCCTATATCGTCATTGATTCAAACTAAAAAAGGGGGGAATATTCAAAAAGACGGTCAAGGTACTTGGATACATAAAAAGGTAGCCTTACATCTGGCCCAATGGATTTCCCCTTATTTCTCGGTTAAAGTATCTGGTTGGTTAGATGAATTATTTACAACTGGTTCTGTGGTACTAGAAAGACCTATTAGAAATATTACGGACATGTCCCAGATTGACATCGAGGCAGAAATTATGGAGAATGTTTATGATTGGTCCAAACATAGTAATTGTAACACTCTATACATTATATATATAGGGAATGGCTTAGTCAAGATTGGTACAACCGATGGGAAAATAGATAAACGTATTATTAAACATACTTCATGTGAGTCAGATTATCCACAATTTAGATTAATAGAGAGTTTTGAAATATCTTCTAGGAAGATAGAGGGTGTGATGCACCAGTTACTGAACAGATTTAAGACTACTTTCCACCGACAAAAAGAAATATTCAAACCTCCGGAAACTTTGACACAGTTTGTGGAGAGTCTGGGAAATTTATTAAAGGATAATGACCATAAATTAAGGGCTGATAAATTAGAAAAAGAAGTATTAATATTAAGAGCGAGAGTAGCGGAATTAGAGAAATCGGGAAATAATTAATTTTTATACTTGAAATAGGTATAAAAAATAGTATGATAATACAGATAATATAAAGGTTTACAATACTGGGACATTGTATCTCCAATGGCTTTCACCATTGGCCAGACTATATCTTAGGCCTTCTTAGAAATTTGACAATTTCTCAGACCGACAACCATTTAGTCGTTGAACGCTCTCCATGAACAAGTCATTAAGTTTTTAGGAGTTCGCTGCGGATTATCCAATACTAAGAGTTTTTACTATGCCCTAGGTCATTACCCCGGGTATTTTACAACGTTTCCATTGTAAAAGTAGTATCTTAGTCTTAAGGAAGTTCCCGCAATTAAGCTGTCTTGCTGCAACATGACTATGCACATGTTGCAACTAGATGGTTATATCCGATTTGTGTTCTCGGGTATGGTTTACACTGTTTATCTTCCATCGTATTACCATACAACGATAGAAGCAGCCATCTGTTTAGGGCCCCCAATTTTGACCCCAATGCACCACCCGACACCCGAATGATGTTATTATTTACTGCAGTTGTAACAAACTGGTAAGTTTGTTGATAATCGGTACCAGTTGGAAGAGCTGGAGTGGCTGCACCAGCACCTCCTATTTTAGCTGCCTCACTAGCACCAGGTGATGCAGCCGGTACAATACTTACATTGGTAAGTTTACCGTAGTTAGTACTTCCTTTAGGATCCAAGCAGATAAAATCAAGCGAGTACGAGTATACATGATAGCCTGTTTCCATTGGAATGACTGGAGCATGATACCATGGATTGACAAGGGAGAAGTAGTCTGAACCCATACGTGCTAGACGTTGAGTATTTTCGTAGGTGATAGTGGTATCAAGTACGGGGTCAACAGCTCCAGAAGGATTGAAATTAACTACTCCTCCTGTAACGGGAGTAGGACTGGCTACAGTGTAGTTGGACCATTGGCTGGCTACAGTGGTATTACGTACAGCGAAGAACAGGACTTTTATAGCATGAGAGAATCTGATGTCATATGAAGGAGTTGGGTTTGTTTGAGGGGCAAAAGTTTGCCGAGGAGCTGTTTGAACTTGTTCTATCAAGATATCACGAGGAGCACAAGCCATACGTTTACGTTCATCATTAGATACGATAGCATAGTTGGCCCATACCTGACAAGGACCAAGTACTGGGGCTACACCCCCAGCAATATCAGCTGTGGTGGCGGGACGACTAGGGTTGACACCAGTTCCGGTAAGGGATATATCGTCGTGGATGAGTAGTTGAGTCCAATCACGGAAGGTGAAGTTGATTCTCATTTCGTTATATGGAAGAGCTGCTGTCGGGAGTGCGACACCACTATCTCTTGTGTACCAGAAAGGTAGGGGGAGATTGAGTGTTTTTCCGGGAAGTACATTATTGGGAGCGGTACTGGCAAGAGTTTGATGTGCCCCGTACATATCCGTAGTATCACCGATCATATTAAGGTAACCATTTCTTTTACCAGCGGGTGTTGTAAAAGCTGACCAAAAATCAAGATGATAATTATCAAAACGGGCTGCAACAAGATCATTGAAGGTGAGACATGCTTCATGAACCAAGTTATGCATAAGATTTCTGGTCCATCGGAGAGATCCATTAGCACCAGATGGATTAGTTTCACTAATAGTAATCTTAGGGAAAGTTACTCGGAGCCAAGTTGCTAATAGATAATCACCTGCACGAGAAATACTCGCAGACCATTCTTGTCCAAACGCCGCTGTTCCGGTAGCCTTAGATAGAACTACCGGAACTTGAGTAAACCAAGTTGCTTTACGGGTTTCGCGTACAAAATAGGCAGTGGCTTCAGGACCACCATACATATATTTTTCGAGCTCATCGAATGTGGCCAAATCAATGAAGCCGGATGTTACATTTGAATTACAAAGAGACATAGTTTTATATTAAGGAAGAAATTTTTTTTTTTACGTTTTTTTTATAGTTTATGAAGCGAATTTAAAAGTTGTATTTTTAGAGGTAGAAAAGGTATATATGACTAGTATAATAGATATCTTAGACATAGATGCCCAGATTAAACAACGTTTTGGGAATGACCTGAAAAATCTAATTGTATATAAGAAAAAATTGAATGAACTGACAACTACCTATAATAAAAGCTTTCCTATTAGGGTGAAAAATAATTTGGACCAAAATATACATGATCTCACGCAAAAAATATATAAAATAGAAACTAATGAGGATCAAAATTTTTATATTGCGGAAACAGCATCGTTTATTGAAGCATATAAAAGTATACTACAACGTCCTATTGTAGTAAATTTTATTGGGAAGATTCAAAAAAATGATCACGAAAAAAAGACTATTATTAGATCTTACACATATGTTGCTCAAAAATATTTTGACATTGTCATAGAACCTTTCGAAAAGAAAAATAAAATAGTCTGTAATAACTGTAAAAATAAAACAAAGTTCGACATTAAAGATGATAATCTATATATATGCCAAGAATGTGGTACCGAAAAAGAAGTTCTTCTTCATGCTATGTCATACAAGGACATATATAGAGTAAATATGTCTACAAAATACTCTTATGACAGAATCATTCATTTTAGGGATTGCATTAACCAATATCAGGGTAAACAAAACAGTACAATTGATCAGACGGTGTATAATAATTTAGAAGAAGAATTTAGACGTCATCACTTGCTTTTGGGAAATATAAAATCTCCTAAAGAAATCAGATTTTCAAATATTGAAAAAATACATATTTTTATGTTTCTAAAAGAATTGAGTTTAACTAAACACTACGAAAATATTAATCTTATTCATTATAATTTTACTGGAATAAAACCAGATAATATATCTTATTTGGAAGATATTCTTCTTAATGACTTTGACGTCTTTACAGACGTATACGACAAACTGTTCAAGAACAAAAAACAAAATCAAAAAAATGATTCTAACGAATACTTTCCTTTTGAACGTACTAACTTTATTAACACACAATATGTATTGTTCCAACTTTTACAAAGACATAAACATAAATGTAAGAAAGAAGATTTTGTTATGCTTAAAACTATAGATAAACAAGCATTTCATGACTATGTAACCTCCAAATGTTTCCAGG